GCATAAAATATTGATTTTTGCATAAAATCATAGTATGATTGGAGGTGAGAAGGAGGGATTTCGATGTTAGAAGAGGAATTAATTCAATTAGTCAAAAAAATTACTTCTCAGAAATGTGAAAAACAGCATATAGAACTTAAGAAGGCATTAGGTGGTACACCAACTAAACTTTATGATACTTTATCTAGCTTTTCTAATCAGATAGGCGGCGGGATTATTGTTTTTGGAATTGATGAAGATTCTGGTTATAAGGTGGTAGGTGTTTATGACGCCCAAGATCTTCAAAAGAAAGTAGTGGAACAATCTTTACAAATGGAGCCTGTCGTTAGACCACTGTTTACAGTCGCAACTGTAGAAGATAAGGTAGTCGTTAGTGCAGAGATATCAGAGTGTGACATTTACGATAAGCCTTGCTTTTATAAAGGGGCTGGGAGGCTAAGAGGATCTTACATTCGTGTTGGTGATTCTGATCAACCTATGACAGAGTATGAGATATATAGCTATGAAGCATTTAAAAGAAGAATTCATGATGAACTTCGTACTGTTGATCGAGCAACAATGTCTTATTTGAAAAAAGACAATATTACTGAATATCTACTAAAAATACGTAGGCAAAAAATGAATCTCGCTAATCTTGATGATCAACGAATACTAGAGACTCAAGGTATAAGCCAAGATGGTTTACCAACTTTGGCTGGACTCATGCTTCTCGGTGAATACCCACAAGAGTTTTTTCCACAATTAAGCGTTACTGCGATGGTAGTGCAGGGAAAAGAGATGGGTGAACTTGGTGATGATGGAGAACGATTTGTAGACAATAAACGCATCGAAGGAACCATATCACAGATGCTTGAAAGTACATTGGCTTTTGTGCGAAGAAATATGAAGGTAAAGACTATAGTCACAGAAGAAGGTACTCGTGCGGACAAACCAGAGTATCCGATTAAGGCTGTTAGAGAAATAATACTGAATGCACTTATACACAGAGATTACAGTGTTCACACAGAACGCTCACCAATAAGGTTAATCATGTATGAGGATAGATTGGAATTAGAGAATCCTGGGGGGCTGTACGGTAGAATTACTGTCGACGATTTAGGAAAAGCGGCTGCAGATACAAGGAACCCATATTTAGCAGGTGCACTGGAAATTATGATTGATACTGAAAATCGATTTTCTGGGATTCCGACTGTTATAGCTGAACTTAAAAAGGCTAATATGCCCGCTCCTGTATTTATAGATAGGCGCGGTGTATTTAAGGTAATTTTCTATAAAAAGACAACCGTCCAGGATGAAAATTCTGACCTTGAGCAGGAAATCCTAGACTATTGTAGGACGCCAAGGACAAGAGAAGAACTCGCTGATAGGTTTGGGTTTGAAGCACCTAGTTATTTTATTAAAACATATATTTATCCATTAATTGATGCTGGGATGATCAAAATGACATTACCAGATAAACCAAAGAGTAAATATCAGAAGTATTATTCATGAAGAAAAAACAAATAAAAAAGAATGGATTTTAATTTCAAACAGTATTTTCGAGACACTTCAAACGAGGTGTCTTTTTTCATGCCCAAAGAGGAGGAGGTGAGTCACAATGGCTGATAATTTTGGATTAAAGATTGGTGTGGAAGGCGAGAAAGAGTTCAAGAATGGCCTCCGAGATATCAATCGAAGCTTCAAGGTACTGGGTTCTGAAATGAATCTGGTCACTTCACAGTTTGATAAGCAAGATAAATCCATTCAGGCGATGACAGGAAGAAATAATGTCCTGAATAAAGAGATTGACGCTCAGAAAAATAAAATCAGTACCCTTGAAGCTGCCCTTAGAAATGCCTCCGACTCCTTTGGCGAAACCGATAGAAGAACGCAGAACTGGGCTATTCAGTTGAATAATGCGAAAGCCGACCTCAACAAGATGGAAAATGAGCTGGATAAGAATGTTCAGGCCATCGATGGGATGAATCAAGGCTTTAATGAAGCAGAAGATGGTGCAGGGGGATTTGCGGATGCTGTGAATGATGCAGCCAATGAAACAGATGATGCCTCCGGAAAGTTTGAAAAACTGGGTGGTGTGTTAAAAGGAATCGGAGCTGCTATGGGAGCTACCGTTATTGCCATTGGCTCTGCTGCAGTTGCTACTGGTGCAAGCCTTATTAAACTGGGCGATGAATACAACATGGCGGTCAACCAGATTTCAGCATCCACCGGTGCTACAGGACAGGAGCTGGAGGAGTTGGGCGAGGTCGCACAAAATGTGTATAAGCATAACTTTGGTGACAGCTTAGAAGATGTAGCTAATGGAATATCTGAAGTGAAAAAGACAACCGGACTGATGGGCCAGGAACTGGAAAAGGCTACAGAGTCCGGGTTTGCTTTAAGGGACATCTTTGGATTTGAACTACAGGAATCTGCTAGAGCTGCCGGAGCACTAATGAAGAACTTCGGAATCTCCTCTGAAGAAGCCTATAACATCATCGCAACAGGTGCCCAAAACGGTGCTGATAAAAACGGGATCTTCTTGATACATTAAATGAATATTCTAACCAGTACTCTGCCCTTGGCTTAAGTGCAGATGAATTTATTACGGGTCTTATTGGTGGTGCTGAGGCAGGAGCCTTTAGTATAGACAAGATCGGTGATGCGGTCAAGGAGTTTAATATCCGGGCCAAGGACGGAAGCAAAGGAACCATTGAAGCTTTCACATCACTAGGATTTAATGCCGATGAAATGACCCAGAAGTTTGCCCAGGGCGGCGAAACGGCCAGCAATGCTTTTTATTCAGTAGTGGTAAAGTTGAATGAAATTGAGGACCCCATTCTTCGAAACACGGTCGGTGTTCAGCTCTTTGGAACGCAGTTTGAAGACCTAGAAGCGGGAGTTCTACCGGTCCTTGCGGGTATGAAAGACAGCACCATTGCAACAAAGGATGCTCTAAGTCAGATCACAGAAGTGAGATATGATAATCTTTCAGATGGTTTTGAAGGGGTGAAGCGGTCTCTTCAAGGTGTGTTTCTACCAGCAGTTAACGAAGTATCGGCAGGTATTACTGACCTGTTCTCCGGACTGTCCAACGGAATCAATGAAGCAGACGGAGACTTTGAGAAGATTTCAGAGGTTATCGGAGAAACGGTGAGCGGTATTACGACGCTGATAACAGAGCAGCTTCCTCAGTTTGTTACCTTGGGACTGGACATCATATTGGCTTTGGTTGGTTCGATCGTAGAGAATCTTCCTATGATTATCGACTCTGCCATGCAGATCGTGATGACGCTCTTAACCGCACTCATTGAGGCTTTACCACAGATTACAGAAGGGGCCTTGTACCTGGTGATGGCTTTGGTGGACGGGATTATCGCCAATCTACCGGCCCTGGTTGAAGCGGCGCTTGTGATGATTGTGACCTTAGCCACTGGGATTGCAGAGGCACTTCCTGAGCTGATTCCATCCATTGTACAGGCGATTATTCTGATAGTGGAGACACTTATTGCCAACATGGACCAGATTTTGAACGCAGCTTTTCAGCTGATTCAGGGTCTGGCAACGGGTATTTTAAATGCCCTGCCCGTATTAATAGAGGCTTTGCCTCAGATCATTAGTAGTATTATCAACTTTATTACAAATAACCTTCCTAAAGTCATTGAGATGGGGATTCAGCTTATCATACAACTTGCAACAGGAATTATTCAAGCAGTACCCCAGCTCGTTGCACAGCTTCCACAGATTATAGCAGCCATTGTCACCGGTCTTGGCAGAGCGGTTCCTTCTATGAATGATGTGGGAAGAAACATCGCTAGAGGTCTATGGGATGGTATCTCATCCATGATTGGGTGGCTGAAAGGAAAAGTCGATAGCATGGTTAGTGGCATTGTTAAAGGGGTCAAAGGAGTTCTTGGCATCCATTCACCTTCAAAAGTTTTTGCCGGGATTGGTGCCAACATGAGTGAAGGTATAGGAGAGGGATTTTCAGAAGCCATGAGTGGAGTGGAGAAAGACATGCAGGGAGCCATTCCAACAGACTTTGATTTGGATCTGAACTCTCTGGTTTCTGGAAGTATCGGTGGTTCTGAAGGTGCCGTCTTTGATGTGACCATTCCACTTACCGTCGATGGTAATATCTTAACTCGTGTTATTGCGCAATTACAGTGGAATCAAAATACCGTCACCGTTAGAAATCTTGGGGTGGCGGGGTCATAATACAGAGAGGAGGGAGAAGCCTTGATTGAAATCTATGCAGGAAGTACTTTGCTACAAAGCATCAAAAAAGTTATGAGTGCCAATATCAGAGAAACTTTAGAAGGGGAATACACCCTTTCTTTCACAGTGCTTGCAAAATCAGCACTAGCACTAAAGGTAAAACAGATCGCGAAGCTGGATGATCAGTATTTTGAAATTGTTCAGATATCTAAAAGCATTCAGGGTAGCCTTCCTATCTGTTCAGTAAACTGTGAGCATATTTCTTATGTCCTCAATCACGAGATGTACAACATTACGGAGTTTGATTTCACTGGAGATCCGGCTGCAGGACTTGCGCAGGTTCTTTCAGGTACGCCATTTAATGCAGGGATTGTAGATTTCACAGAGAGTGCCACTATGAAGATCAATCAGGAAGTCTCAAGAAGGGCTGCCCTGATGCAGTACATTGCCATCCTTGGCGGGGAGATTGAGTACGATGGCTACAACATCAACATCCGAAGCCACAGGGGAAGCACCGACTACATCCCGGTGATGGATTCAAGGAATGTCACTAATGTGGCAGTGTCCCAAGATTCCAGGGAGAATGCATCTTCCTATGACATCTCATTCTTTAAGCTTTTGAATCTTGCGGTGGGAGATAATGTGCAGATTGTGTTTAGTCCCTTGGGAATCAACGTGAAGACGAGAATCATCTCCCTGGAATACAATCCGTTCTATCGCTACAACATCCGGGTGGAGGTTGGGAAATATAGACCCAGC